TTGTTGAATATTCTCCTACAACCAACGGTCCTGCCGATTTGATATAACCTGTGTTTGTGTTAGTTCCTGTTGTAGTGCTGTTCCACGTTGCTGTTAACGTAGACAAATCTTTTGTAGCATATTTTAAATAGAAAAATTGTCTTGAGTATGCTTGTTTTAGTTTACTCTCTATCTGTGTGTTAAGAACATTTAAAATATCATTTTTGTTTTTAAATGTAAAAGTAAAACTTGGTGTTGACTCTTCTCTGTATAACATTCCGTCATCTGCAAAAACATTTGTGTTTGAATAAGATCCTGAAGGATCCACTACTTCTTTTGCTCTTGATATACCTGATGCTGTTCTGTTTACTGATTTTATTTTAATAATATTTTGTGATGCCGACAAAGGTACAACATTATAATCTTCTGCTGTGATCATTCTATTTTGAGAATAATAAACTTGTGGTGCTTTTTCTTTAATTGAATCATTTGATTCTGTTTCTGAAGCATTGTATATCGATTGTTCTAAACTTACACTGGCAGTTAGGGTTTGATTTCCTCCATTAGCATCTGTGTAATTAATATTCAATTGAATATTTTTTAAATCAAAAGGTTGTACACTAAATTTTTCATTATCACTTGTTCTGTAATATGCTCTAAATCTTCCTAGAGGAATATTTGCAAAGTTACCATCGCCGAAAACTAAATCAATTTTATCATCGGCTTTTGTTATTACGTTGTAAATGTCTCTCACATCATTTGCTAGTGAATTATAGATAGCATTGTTTCCTGATGTGTTTGAAACTTGCGTCCATAATTTGTTTGGCTGACCAAAGTCGTCCATTTGCCATAACCATACGTCTGAGTTATTGATATTAGCAGAATCAATTGGCTTAACTAAATTTGTAACTGATTCTGATATTGTAAAATCTTGTTGCTCTAAAGAGCCTTGTTTGAATAAACAGAAAAATCCTGTATTTGGAGAAGTGTCACCTGCACCATCAGTTCTATAACAATAAGTAAAACCACTTCCAGGTACTGGAGTTGGTTCATATATTTCTTCTTTACCTGATATAGCAGATGAAACAATTTCAAAATTTCTTGTTATGCCACTTACTGATCTACTAAAACCATACATTGGCAAATCTGTATTTTGAGATCTAGAATTATAAACTTCAGTTTGTATTCCACCTATTTTATTAGAGTCTTGTGGACTTCCAAATTTTTGTCCGTCTGTGTTGAATGCGTTTAAAATATTGATAAAGTGTTCTCTGTAATTAGGATTTGCAGAATCGTTCCATACTATATTAAGTCCTGCTAAACTTGTTCCAGCACTATCTCTCACATCTTCTGTTGTTGATACAGCACTAAATTTTAATAATCCAATAGCAGGTTTATTTCTGCTTGGATTGTAATTTATTAATCTTGCTAATCTTAATATTGAATTTCTTCTTTCCGCTGTTTCTAGGAAATTTTCTCTTGCATTTAAATCTATTCTAAATGATAGTGATTGTGAAAGATATGCAATTAAATCTAAAAGTGCCACATATTCCGATGATTCAATAAAATCGTTGAAATCATCTGGATAGTTTTCTTGTAGGTAAGAAACCATAGTTCTACGTATAGTTTCGAAGTCGTAACTTTTGAAGTCTGCTTGTTGGAAAGCCGTATAAATTTTACGCCAATCCTCTGCAACTAATAATCTGTTCTGTCGTTCTGTTGTGGCCATATTGCGTCTTTGCAATATTTATAGTAATAGTAATGTGCGTATATTAAGATAGGCGTAAACTTGAATCTTGATTGAACTTGAACGTTAGTTTTTCCGTGATATTGTAAGGAACATACGTTAAACTAGCCTCAATCGCAATTCCATGCTCGTATTCGCTGATTCTGATTTCATCTGCGGCCAAACGAGGATCAGCATTTAATTGATGTGTTATGTCGTCTGCAATTAGTTTTTTAAGTGATTCCGTTAGTGGTTCAAATATTGCATCATATATTATTGTACCAAATTCAGGATTTTCTACTCTCTCACCTTTTCTCACACTTAATCTATTAATTAAGTCTTGCTTGATCAACTCAAAATCGTACAATTTGTAGTTTGAGTTTTCTGCTCGAGAACTGAATCCTTTAAAAACCTGTCCCTTTGCTTTATTTGTTATGTTGTTGTTATACGCCATTAAAATCCAAATCTTTTTCCTATGCTTCTTCCTATCGAACCAATTTTACTTTTAAATGTATTTACGAAACCTCCAACCCTAGTCATACCACCCGGTGTCCAGGTTGGCTTACCTAAGAAGGCAGTTTTCACATTATTTACGACACTACTGATTTGAGTGATACCAGTTACCTGTCCACCTACAACATTTTTGTAAGTATTCTTGATAACATTTACACCCGATATTGTGTTTCCGTGTAATGCTTGTCCTCTGCTCAATACCTTGTTAGATGAAACTATTGAGTTGAGTGTATTTGATACTGTTGTGGAACCTTTTATTACTGATGATAGGTCACCAGACTTTAATGCGTTGACTGTTCCTTTAACGTTCTTTGCAAGGCCGTCTGCAAAAAGCACTCCGTCTTTTCCAATTTTTATACCTTTAGTTAGATTTAAACTATCAGTAGTAATATTTTCAATTGATTTGTTGACCATTTCATTTATAGAAGCACCTGTTGATATCAATTCGTTCACTTTACTGAAAGGTCCATTGTCTTTCAAATTGTAAAGTTTTGTATACTTCTGTGCAAACTCGTTCGAAACCATTCTTATTTTTTCAACATCGCCATTCAATAAATTATTACTAGATAGGTGTGCTTTTAGGTCTGATTCAAATTGCATTGTTCTTATTGCTAGATTGTCACTCTGTCTATTTGTGTGAGCAACGTGTTCTGATGTTCCTATTGTATTCATATTGACGGTTGGCACGTGTCCGACAGTGGCAACAACTTGATCAAAGTGATATTGGAAAGGTTCGTGTGTTGTCATTCTCATACCTGACATTGTGATATTTCCGTCATCCGTGACTTCAATAGGTCCTGTTGTATATTTGTTCGAAGGTAAAACATCATCTATCATCTCTCTTTTGGTTCCTGTACCAGAAGGATCATTGAACGCCGTTCTTTTCATTGTTGAAACAATACTCGGCATTGGTGGTATTGAATTAAAATGAACCTGTGAACCTGCTAAATGAATTTGTCCTCCTGCATGATGTTGTTGACCACCTGCTCCAAAAGATATAATAGGGCCTCCGGCTTTTTGTGTTATAGCACCTCCGGTTGCTTGTAATTGTATATCTCCATCTGCGTGTTGTTGAATTACTCCTCCATCTAGTACTAATCTAGATAAAGCACTCATTTTGATTTCGTTTCTAGAAAAGAAATTAATATTAGAATCACTGTGAAAATTCATATCTCCCATTGATCTGAAACTGATTGCGTTGGCTGAAAATACATCAACACTTCCGTTGGCTGATAATTCTACCCAAGCATTTCCAGTTGCGTTTCCAATATAAATCGATCCTGCTGTGTCGTGTAATAAAATTTGGTGTCCACTACCTGAACGTAATCTAACAAGTTTGTTATTTCCTAATATATCTCCATCGTCCATTGTAAAAGTGTGTCCTGCTAACCTACTGTTTTGCGTATTTTGTTTTGATTCTCGCGGACCTAACTGATCGACATTTGATGTTGGATCTATAGGACCCGGAGTGCTCATACCAAACACTCTGCTCGGCGATTCTCTTCTAGCAGACGAAGATGTTGTTCCCCTTACTTGGTCCTGTATTAATCCTTGCTGTCTTAATGTTTCTGCAAATGGGTGTACTGGTTTATTAAGTTTTTCATAAGTGTCACCATTTACTTTCCAAGTTTTTTTGTTGACTTCTCCTGCAGGCACTTGGTCCGTTCCAAATTCCTGTTCTTTTGACATTGAAAAATCTGTACCTTGAGCATCTTGCCCTGTCATATCACTGGATGCAATACCAGGCACCATGTGATTTACATATGCATCTTGTATACACCCTATCCAAAATGCGTTTGATTCTTTTCCTTCGGCAAATACTACAAGTACCCTAGATCCAATATCAGGTGGCACTGCCCAAAAACCGTATGAGTTTTGACTGCCTTTGTAACTATTTGGATTGGTTGGATCTGCTGTTTCTACACTTTTTGATCCATAAAAAGGTGCTAG